CCGCCGCTTCTGCTGCTAAGGTTTCTTGTGTTTCGGTAGCTACCTCTGCTGCTTTAGCAGTTTCGGTTTTCTTCTTCGTCAATCTCGCCATTTTTCTTTTCTCCCTTACCCTAGATAGATTATACACCAGTCATTGTAGCAACGGCAAACGGTCTGTATAAAATGCAGCCGTAGGAAGTGCCGACAAATTTCTGCTTGAAGCTTGAAGTTTCAGGCACTAAGCGCATTGCGCGCATTTTTTCGGAGAAGCCGAATTCGCCTGTAGGCTCGCCGTTAATGCTGCGGCAAATGAGAAGTACAGTGCTGCTAGAGAAGTTTTCCAGTTCCGGCAGTTGAGCAAATTTGATGTTCGGGGTATAGCGTTTAATCATATCCATTACGGATACATTAAAGTCGGTTGCTTTACCCAGTTCAACAGCAGAGGAAGGAGAAGTTACGAGAATCAAATCGCTGTCGTTGCGGATATGGCCTAAAGAATTTTTAGCCAAGTTCTGGAACAACAACAGATAGTCTGCGTAAATTTCTTTAGTAGTTTTGAGCTTCCAAGTGTTGCCGCCTCCACCAGTTCCCGGAGTAATAGCAGCCGGACGGTTAGGCTCGTTCAGCAGGCCGTAGATTTCCATGTTTTCGACGCCCAGCAAATTGTATTTGTTTTGAGCAATGTCGATAGTGGTAGCTGCGGCGCGTTGTTTACGTGCTGCTAATTGCAAACGTGCTTTAGCTGCATAGTCTAGTTCGCGGTCGCCATAGCGGATGTTAGTTTGAAATACGTATTGTTGACGGACCGGATAGGTCGGGTTGACGTCAGCCATTCCAGCATTGCCGTAGTCGGTGTAAGCTTCTACAGCTCCGGTGATTTCGTCGACTTCAAAACGTGCATAGGATGTAGTCCAGTCGCCTTTTTTAACCTCTGCGAAAATCTCGCGGGAATTACGCGGTCCGGTCAGAATCTCAATAACACGCGGGTCAAGATAAGATGTAAATTCTACAGGTACACCGCTGTTCGGGTCGGTTACCATTGCGGCGTCGTAGGCCAAACGCTCAATGTCGGCGTCGTTAGCCATAATGCCACGAATTTTATAATGGTCATCAAATACAAAACCTTTTTCGCGCATAAGTGCTACTTGTTGGTCAATGTTCATTGGCATTTTTACTGTTCCCCTTTCTTTTTGTTCTTACGGTCCAAATTAAGAACCGCTAGGAGTGCGGGCAGGAACAACAGCCCCACGCCAATTTGAAATAATAATTACGTCATTAGCAGCACCGGCTTGAATTACTTCAAAGTCAGTTTCTACGGCACCTTCAACGGTTGTTTGCGCATCTCCGGTTTTGATAGTACCGTTTGCAGAAACAGCAAATACTTTCTGGCCGACAGTTGCGGCGGTAGTGGTAACAGCAAAGAAATCGCCTTTTACCTCTACAGATACAGGATAACCGACAGGAACGGTGTTAGAAGCTTCTACATCAATTCCCAGCGGGTTGGTGATTTCGCGCACTGCAAAGCCCAGAGGGCGGCCAGCGCCGGTAGGTTTAACGCAGCCTTCTTCGTCAGCCCATACGAAGCCGCCGATGTTGCAGGCAGCGCTAGCAACATAGCCTTTGGCGGTAGATACGATAGGGTTAATAGCTGCATATGCGCCCGGAATACCTATACCGGGGTAAGTGTTTACAGTTTGTTGAAACGCCATTTTTTTACG